ACGGCACTAATTATATTAGTTTAAATTTTCCTAATGGCCTGCTATATTGCTGTTTGGCAGAGGTTTATGGCTTCTTGAAAGGCCCTGCAGATATGTTGACTTTGTACGAGCAAAAGTATAAACAAGAGGTACAGAAGTTTGCTAATGAGCAAGTTGGTAGACGTAGAAGAGACGACTACACAGACGGTGCTGTTAGAATACCAGTGAACTCAGCAAACCCATAGGAGATAAAAAATGGCAAATACATCAGCAATATGTTCAAGTTTCAAACAAGAACTTTTACAAGGTAAACACAGTTTTGAATCATCAGGTGGACACACTTTCAAAATTGCATTGTTTGATAGTGATGCAACTTTAGGAGCTTCAACTACAGACTATTCAACGTCTGAAGAAATTACGAATACTTCTGGAACTGCATACACAGCAGGCGGAGCTACTTTAACAAACGCAGGCGTTTCTTTATCTTCAACGACAGCCTTTACAGATTTTTCTGATGTAACTTACAGTTCAGCAACGTTTACAGCAAACGCTGCTTTGATCTACAACACAACAACAGACGGTGGATCAGGTACAACAGATGCAGTTTGTGCTATTGCTTTCGGTGGAGACAAAACTGCAACTAACGGAACATTCACAATTCAATTCCCTACAGCAGACGCAACTAACGCAATCATTAGATTAGCGTAAGGAGGAGTCGATGTCCGACGTTTCTTCAGGTTGGGGTCGATTTACCTGGGGCCAAGCTTATTGGAACAGGGACGCATTACTTGCTACAGGTTGGGGTGCAAAAGCATGGAACGATGGTGAGTGGGGCAATCTTGCTGACGAAACAGTATCATTAACAGGCGTATCATTTTCAGCTTCTATAGGTTCAGTCGACATAGTAAGCACAAATATTATTATTCCAACAGGCCTTTCTTTTACAGGATCAGTTGGATCTATATCTCCAGTTATTCCAAAAACAGTTGAACTTGGAAGTTTATCTTTTCAATCAACTGTTGATTCATTGACTACAACAGCAGATGCAAACATATCTTTAACAGGTCAATCTATAACTGGTGCTAACGGTGTAATCACACCTGCAGATCAAGTTATGGGTTTAACTGGTCAATCATCAACTGTTCAACAAGGAACAGCAGTTGCACCAAACGAAGACGTAACTTTAACTGGTCAAGCAATAACTTCATCTCAAGGGACAGCAGTTGGATTTGGTGGTAGTGTTGTATTTCCAACAGGATTTTCCATTACATCAGCACAAGGAACAGCGATTGCACCAAACAACTCACAAACATTATCTGGTCAAGAGGCTACATTTAGTATTGGAACACTTGTTGGGTTAGGTTCTGCGGTTGCAGATTTAACAGGTATTTCAATGACAGGAAGTGTTGGAGATTTAGATGCTCCAGATCAAGCTATGGGATTAACTGGTGTATCTTTTACAGGTTCTGTAGGATCAATAACTCCAGCAGATCAATCCATGGGATTAACTGGACAAGAGGCTACAGTTAGTGTAGGAGCAGTAAATGTTAAGGCTTATGCAGATATTGACACGGGCAGTAACACGTCATATAGTAATATTTCAACGGGTTCGAATACATCTTATTCGGATGTTGCAACTGGCTCAAATACAAGCTATAACGACGTAACAGGAGAAGCAGCTTAATGGCATCGACATATACACCTTTAGGAGTAGAGCTCCAGGCAACTGGCGAAAACGCTGGAACATGGGGTACAAAAACAAATACAAACTTACAGATTATAGAGCAAATAACTGGTGGATATACAGCGCAATCTATTGCAGGTGGTGCTCAAACAACTACGCTTTCAGTTTCTGATGGATCAACTGGTGCAACTCTTGCACACAGAGTTATAGAATTTACAGGCACAATTACAGGAAATCAAATTGTTACAATTCCTTTAGACGTACAAACTTTTTACATTTTAAAAAATTCAACATCTGGTTCTTACACAGTACAATTTAAATATGCGTCTGGATCAGGAAATAGTGTTACATTTTCTGCAACACAAAAATCTACAAAAATAGTTTACGCAGACGCATCTGACGGAACTAATCCTAATATATATGAAGTATCAACTGCAAGTGATGTGGTTGATGATACATCACCACAATTAGGTGGTAACTTAGATACTAACTCTTTCATGATTGATTTTGATGATGATCATGGAATTAGAGATGAAAATGGAAATGAACAATTAATATTCCAAACCACATCTTCTGCTGTTAATCACATTGAAATGACAAACGCTGCAACGGGCAATGATCCAAAAGTTGCTGCTGCAGGTGGAGATTCAAATGTTGATTTAGCTTTAGCACCAAAAGGTTCTGGTGAAATAGTTGTAGGTACAGGATCAGCTGCACCAACAATTACATCAAGTGGTGCATACGATTTAGTTTTAGATACAAACTCTGGAACGAACTCTGGTACGATTACAATTACAGATGGCGCAGATGGGAATATTATAGCAACACCAAACGGAACTGGTGTTGTAGAAGTTGGTGGTAATACAAACCCAGGAACTCTTCAACTTAACTGTGAAAATAATTCTCACGGTATTAAGTTGCAATCTCCACCTCACTCAAGTTCACAATCTTACACACTTAAGTTTCCTACAGGTAACGTAACAGCAGATAGATTTTTAAAAGTAGATTCAGTAACAGGATCAGGCACATCAGGTGTTGGTCAGTTATCTTTTGCTGAGGTATCTGGCGGAACATCCTGGCAATCGGTGACAACAACTAACGCAACAATGGCTGCAGGTAGTGGTTATTTTGTAAACACAACATCTGGAGCAATTACAATGACTTTACCAGGATCAGCATCACAAGGAGACGAAGTCTCAATTATAGATTACGCAGGTACTTTTGATACTAATAATTTAACAGTAGGGAGAAACTCACACAAGATACAGGGTTCTGCAGCAGATTTAACAGTGTCAACCGAGAGAGCAGGTTTTACATTGGTTTATGTAGACTCAACTCAAGGTTGGCTATTAAAGGATAAATAATAGCGATGTCTGAATATAAAGGTATAAAGGGGTTTCAAGTTCAAACCCGATCTGAAGATCCAACACCGTATGCACAAGCATTAGCAGATAATCCTTATGCAGGAACCTGGGCATCTGGTGGTGCTTTAAATACCGCTAGACTTGCATTAGCGGGATCTGGTACTCAAACTGCTGGTCTTGCCTTTGGTGGTAGAACTCCAAGTTATGTTGATGAAACAGAAGAATATAATGGAACATCTTGGTCTGAACAAAATGATTTAAATACAGCAAGAGCTTATTTAGGTGGCGCTGGCACTCAAACCGCTGGTTTTGCTTTTGGCGGCTTAAACCCAGGTTCAGGAGGAGCACAGGATGTAGCTGAAAAATACGACGGAAGTTCTTGGACTGAAGTAAATGACTTGAACACAGCAAGAAATGAATTAGTTGGTCTTGGAACTCAAACAGCAGCTTTGGCCGTAGCAGGATATGCTCCACCAGGTTATCTAAACAATGTTGAATATTATGATGGAACAAACTGGACAGAAGTCGCAGAGGTAAATACCACTAGATCAGATATGGGAGCAGCAGGAACATATCCAGCAGGATTAGTATTTGGAGGAAATGCTCCTCCAGCACCTAATACAAATGCAGTTGAATCCTGGAACGGTAGTTCTTGGACTGAAGTTTCTGAACTTAATACAGGGAGAAGAGGATTAGGTGGTTCAGGAACAAGCACAGCTGCTTTAGGTTTTGGTGGAAATGATGGATCAGCCAGTGGTGCTACAGAGTCATGGAACGGATCAGCTTGGACGGAAGTTAATGATTTAGCAGTTGCAAGAGGTTATTTGGGAGGATCACCAGCAGGAACAAATACTGTTGCTTTGGCATTTGGTGGAACACCACCAGTGAGAGATGCAACAGAAGAATGGGCTTTTTCAGGTCTACCACCATCAACACCAGCAGCAGATTATGCTGACGCGATTGTTGGAGACTTTTACTACAACTCTACAACAGGACAATTTAAAAATATAGGAGCAGGTGGAGCGCCTCTTGGAACTTGGGCTTCAGGTGGATCTTTACCAACTGTTAAATCAGCACACGGATACGCTGGTACACAAACGGCTGGTGTAGCGTTTGCTGGAGCAACAAGCACAACCGCAAGAGTTGCAACTTCATATCATTATGATGGATCCTCATGGTCTGATGCTAATAATGTAAATACAGGTAGAGATCAAGTTGGCGGCACTGGAATTCAAACTGCTGCTTTAATGTTTGGTGGTTATACAACCACAATTGTTGCTAACACAGAACTTTATGATGGAACAAATTGGACGGAAGTTAACGATTTAAATACAGCTAGAACAAGAATGGGTCCAATAGGAACATCAACTGCTAGTTTATCAGTTGGCGGTAATACTCCACCAACCACAGATGCGGTTGAATCATGGAATGGTTCTAGCTGGACAGAAATTGCGGAAATAAATACATCAAGAATGTTTGGTGGTGCTGCAGGAATACAAACAGCAGGCTTATTTTTTGGCGGAGAAGGTCCAGTTACTGGAAAAACAGAATCTTGGGATGGATCATCTTGGACGGAAGTTAATGATATGAACACAGCACGAATGAGTAATGGTATGGGAGCAGGTGATAGTAATACAGCTGCTTTAGCCTCTGGTGGAGAGGTAGGTCCACCATTTGTTGCAAATGTTGAATCTTGGGATGGAACAAGTTGGACAGAAGTAAATGACCTAGCAACAGCAAGAGGCTATCACGCTTGTGGAGGAACACCAACTTCAGCCATAGCTACTGGTGGAAGAACCGCTCCAAGTAGTCCAAATTTTACTAATATCGTTGAAGAATTTACAGCGGATGATTTTCAAATTAAAACGGTGACACAAAGTTAAAAATGATTTATAAACACACAAAAGGAGGAAGCAACTATGGCATATAAATACTGCACAGCGACTAACTGGGGAAAAAATTTCTTCACTCACGAAGAGAGAAAAAATTTCTACCTAAGAGGTCATCCTGGCGAAGTATGGGTTGTAGGCGACAATCATCATGGCGATGAGTGGATCTCAAAAGTAGATGGTGCTATTAAGACTAAAGACGAAGCACAAGCTATTGTTGATGGTCAGATCGAAGCGGCACAAACTACTTGGGACGCATTGTCGGATGATGAAAAAGAAAACAATCCAAGACCAGTAAAATATAATTTACCATAGTCCTTAACCTATGGCGACTTACGCAAAAGAAAAAGGTTTTACAGTTCAAACACTGTCAACGGATCCTGTTGCATCACAAGCAGCAGGTGGATCGTGGGCCAGCGGTGGAGATTTAAATAATAGAAGATTTGGTCCAGCAGGCGGTGGAGCTGCAGCTTCACAAACAGCTGCTATTGCATTTGGTGGAGATCAAATGCCTACTGAACCTAGAATGGTAGGCTATACCGAAACTTATGACGGCTCTTCTTGGACGGAAGTAAATGATTTAAATTCTGATAGAGGACAATTAGGTGGTGCTGGAACTACAACAGCAGCTCTTGCTTTCGGAGGAGAAGGAGAGCCACCTAGTTTCACTGACCAAGCTATAACAGAATCTTGGAATGGATCCTCTTGGACAGAAATAAACGATTTAAACACAGCTAGAAAAGCTATAGCAGGATTTGGAACTCAGACTGCAGCTTTAGCTGCTGGTGGACAACCAGGTAATACTACAAACACAGAAACTTGGGACGGAAGTTCTTGGACAGAGGTAAATAATTTAAACAACGGTCGTAGTTGCAAAGGAACAGGAATTTCGACAGCAGGTTTAGCCTTTGGTGGAGGACCACCTAGTCCTACTTATGTAAAAGCAGAAGAGTGGGATGGAACTTCTTGGACTGAAGTGACAGACATGAGCACACCAAGAGGTAATGCTGGTGGTTTTGGAACATATAGAGATGCTATAGTCTGTGGGGGTACTCAACCAGGTTCTCCTGGTTTTACGACAAACGCGGAAAATTGGGACGGATCAAGTTGGACAGAACTAGCAAATTTAACTACTGCTAGAAATAACATGTCTCCTGCTGGAACTATGACCGCTGGTCTTGTAGCTGGTGGTTATTCACCTCCAGGTTCACCAAATTATGGTAATGTAGTTACAGAAGAATGGACAAATGGCCCAGCAACTTTCGGTCAATTGCACGAAGGACAATTATTTTATAATTCAACAGCAAACGCTTTTAAAGAAACGATATTAGATATACCAGCTGTAAGTTGGTCATCTGGTGGTAATTTAAATAGCCCTAGAGGTTATAATAGTGGAGCTGGAACACAGACAGCTGGTCTTGCAATGGCTGGATACAATCCAGGTGTTTTGGCGGTTACTGAATCTTACGACGGATCATCATGGACTGAATTAAATGACCTTAATGAGGCTAGATCAGAAGGTGGTGGATCAGGAACACAAACCGCAGCTATTTTTGCAGGTGGACAGGACGGTACGGCAGGAACAGCAAATACAGAAACTTGGGACGGAACAAATTGGACAGAAGTTAATAATTTAAATACAGCTAAAGATAACGTGCAAAATACTATTGGTTTATATAACGCAGCTCTTTTTGCAGGCGGTTATATACCAGGAGCTTCTACAAGAACAACACAAACAGAGTCTTGGGATGGAACAAATTGGACTGAAGTAAATGATTTGAATACTGCTAGAAATTTATTAGCAGCACAAGGAACTCAAACCGCAGGATTTGTTGCTGGAGGTTCAATTGGACCTCCTTCTCACTCAAATGCTAAACACGAACAATGGGACGGAACATCTTGGACAGAAACAACAGATTTAAATACAGCTAGGTATAGAGTTGCTGGAAGTGGCACTCAAACTTCTGGTCTAGTATTTGGAGGAACAACATACCCAAGCCCGCCTACAGGTAAAACGGAGTTTTGGAATGGCACATCTTGGACAGAATTAAATGATATGTCAACAGCTAGAGCTGTTGGAGGAAGCGGAACACCTGCTGGAAGCTCTGCTGCAGCATATGTAACTGGAAGCTCTGATCCTGGATATTCAGCAGCAACAGAAGAATGGACAGCAAGTTTAACTAACAAAACAATAACATCGAGTTAAAAATTATGGCAACTTATAAGGAAATAAAAGGCGTAACAGTAC